GAACGACCAGTGAAGGTAGAACCAGCAGCAATATTCGAAGCTGCTACGTTTTTACCAACGATACCAGCAGCAACGGTTGTGTCCGAGCTAATGATATAGGTTTGACTTGGGTCGTCGTTTACCAAACCGACAATATCGGTAGCCGATACGCCAGAGTAGTAAGGTTTAAAGTATTGCTCCCCGTCTGCTACGTAACTGCAGCCTTGGAATGTACCAATAGGCATTTCAGTCGAAGTAACGAGTGGAACTAGCGAGCCGCCAGACAAGCGTACAGGAGTACCTGTATACATTGCACCAGCACCAGAAGCGATTGGGTACGAAGTTGCACCACTGCTCTGAGGCGAGTTACCACGAACACGGGAAGGAGTGATACCAGTAATTAGTTTAGTAGTCATTTTATTAATCTCCTAAGTTGTGAATCATGTAGCCAGACTCTGTAGCACCTTGTTCTTAATCGAAAGAGGGTGTACGTCCTCTGGTTACGTTTGTTTTACTAGAGTTTCGAACAGGCATTTTTTTGTCACTTGCGTTTTCAAGTTGCGAGTTAACAGCATCCACCATATCAGCAGAGGCCCCTTCGAAATGACGTTGCCGTGCTTCTGCACGTTTGATGGGCATTTTGGCAAGAGCCAAGTCCCCACGGCAAACAGTACCGCTATAACGACCTTCATCTCTAACCATAGAGGTGTGGCCTAGTTCAGGTACTTCGTCGAGAGAAACAAACTCCCAGCCTTCAGCTAATCGCTTACCAACATTTGTATAATCGTCTTTACCTTTAAGGGAGATGCGTATCCAACGTAGTTTCATTCCTTGTTCGTCAAATCTATTGTTAACAAACTGTGGAATATCTAAAAGGTTCGGTTCGACATATTCGTAGTCTTCTGTTTCTCTTGTTTCCAGTTCACGAGACTGGGATTCACGTGTGGTATTTCGTGCCATAAGTATATGTATCCTTTCGCAGCTATCTGTTAATTGTTGTATATTCACCATCACCAGCTGATTCTACTTTCAGCTTTTCGGCGGCATACTGTTCAAGTGTAATTCCCCACTTTTGTGCGAGTCGTACGTCTTCTTGAGAGAGTTTAACTTTCTTGTTAGACGGGGATGCTGAGGTGTGCGATGCTCCAGCTACTACTTGAGAAGCCGTTGACGTGGGCTTCGTACGTGGTTTATCGGCAACTACTTCTTCTGTGGTTGTTCCGAATTTGTTAGGAAAAGTATCTGCCATACGGCGGTTAATTTCCTCGTAATAATCGTCATCAGCAGGGTCAAAGCCTTCGCCTTGTACTTCTGCATCAATCTCAAGAGCAGCAGCAGTTAAGACACGGTCTTTATTAAACCAGTCATTCTCTGTTACCCAACGCTGTGCTTTTTTGTCAGCAGCTTTATTAACGGGTAGCTCTTGCTCTTGTTCCTCAAAATTAACAGGCTTAAAAGATTCAGCCTCTTGTTTAAAGGTTTTAATATTATAGCTGTCTTGCTGCGCATTAGTAAGTGCTTCTTGCGCCTGTAAGATTCTATCTGATTCCCCGCTGTCCAGTGCTTCTTTATAGGCACTCTTAGCAAGTTCAATTCTTTCGGTAACTTGACGCTCATTAGATTCTACGTTTGTGTTTAGAAGAGTACCGTATTCTTCTTCACGCTGCTGCAGTTTAACCTGCATGTCTTTTTGAGCTTGTAGCAGTTCTTCAATCTGAGCTTCACGTTCCTTCTTCTGTTTTACCAGCTGACGGATACGCTTCTGTGCGCCCGATGTTTCTGCTTCTTTAGCTGGTGCTTCCTCTTCCACTTCTGCGGTGGTAGTGGCCTCTTCAGCTTCTACTTCTGGGGTTGGAGCAGGTTCTTCCTGCTTCTCAACTTCTACTTCTGGTGCAGCAGATACAACTTCTTCTTCTGCGCCTTCAATTTCAATTTCAATTTTATCGGGGGATTCACCCTTTTCAGGTGTAATAGTAGACCATTCAGTCTCTGCCATTTGTACTTCTCCTGTTTAACGTCCTCAGCGAACTTAGACGAATAACGCTGATGTGATATATTATATAGTATAAGTTACCGTGTCACAATAGCAACACGTTAAATTAATTTGATAGATTAAATGTTGGGTCTAAATCTTTAGGGCTTCCAACTACCATTTTAACATCGTCGTCAAAAATAAGTAGTAGCTGTATGCCTTTGTATAGGAATTTATTCCCTGCGTGTTTACCGTAACACACATAGTCTCCCTCTTTACACCAAGGGGTATCGCCAAACTTGCTGTCTTGATAGGCGGCGCTGCCTACCTTAAGTACACGGCCAACTGTTGTAAGATAAGCCATGTCCGATTTGGTTGAGTCAGGAAGAATAATACCTCCCTTTGTCTTCTCCTTAACAGAGATAGGGCGGACAAGTACAGTGTATCCTGGAACTTCTGGTAATGGTGTCGGGTCAGGTACATCGTCATTTGTAATCCACTCGTCGTTTTTAATAGCATTAGATGCTGCTTGCATTAATCTAGTCCTCTTCTATGTATTTAGTTAGATAGTCTTTAATAATACCAATTGATTTCTCAATCCCTGCAATATTACCTACCACCTCCTTATACATAGGATAGTCTGAAGCTGTCCCATATGCAAGCGAATTTTTCAATCCTTCAATTTCTTTTTGAAGTTCTTTAATTAATTCTTCGTATAACAATATTAATTACCTTGCTGGTTCTTCATAATAGCGCTTAACATATCAGTAGTAAGCTGTACTTCTTTAATGCCGTTAGCCTCTTGTGTTTTAATTAAGTCGGCTAGAACATCCATAGCTTTCAAAGCTCTTTTAGCATTACGGTCTTCTTCTTTCTGATATGCTTTCATATTAGATTGCATTCCTGCCTCTTGAGCATCAATAACAATCTTTTGTTCTTTTAGGTCAAGGTCACGTTGCTTAAGTGTAGCGTCCACCTGAGCCTTAGCCGCTTGCGTTTGGTTTTTCTGTTGTTCGACCTGAAGCTTCTGTGTTTCAATCTGAAGCATCTGTTGTTCAGGAGACATACCACCACCCTGTGCCATTTGCATATTTGTCTGCATGATTTGCTGAGCAGCCTGTGCATTTGCCACTTCCTCTGGATTAGGCATCTGGGAAAGCTGCAAAGCTATCTGTGGATTCTGAGCCGCCTGCATAGACAGACCATCAATCTGTTCTTTATACTTCAGAAGCATATGCTCAGAAATGTTAGCCTGCAAGGCTGCAGCCATCTGATTAAAGAATGGATTCTTTTGATTGCCTGGGTCTTGCAAGAAGGCTCCCTTGAACGAAATGTGTGCATCGTGATTCTGGCCTGTAAAGGCTTGAATTGGTTTATTTTGAGACACCGCCAAGATGTCGGTCATTGGGTCTTGAGGCTCCGCCTCTTCCTTACGGGGCATCAACGAATCAATATCAGGCACGTTGGCTGTAGTAAGAAGCATACGGTTAATGGCTTCCATGTCAAACATCCCAGGCTCTGACTGCTGAGCAATCTGCTGAACTGTTTGGATAAGCATCAGACGCTGTGCGCTAGACGGGATGTTAGGGTCAGATACAGGAATAATGTCTACCTTACCATCAAAGTCTTTCCTAAGAATCTTTTCAGACGCACCTGGAACATCATAAGGATATTCTTCATCAAGATATTCGTAATCAATACGGGCTAAGATTTTAAACTCATCGCCCTGTGCTTTGTGTAGGCGCTTGTGGATTGAAGAAAAGAACTTACTTGAAGCTTCCAGCAATGCTAAGGTTGTACCAACTGGTCCATAGCCTCCGCTGTCTGAAATAACCTGCTCTGTGCTGTCAGCAAACTTCTGACCCGTTTGGGTTACAAAGTTTAACATATTAAACAAAGTCTGAGATGGTTCTTTGAATGGCAGCGGGATAATAGACTTAGACAAGTCCATGCCTGTTGCCTCTACTTCTTTAAATTCCCCTGGCGCAATAGGGTCGTTATCTCCAACCATACGGACGCCCTTAGCTTTGAAACCCCCTGGTAAGTTAGCGAACTGGCCAGCATCAAGTAGGCTACGCATTGCAGCAGTAGCAGACATAGTAAGATTGCCAAGGAAATGAATAAGGCCCAAGCCGTAAAAACCAAAACCAGGAACATATCTGTAGTGCGTGAAGTGCATCTTCTTGACATACTTTTCATCTCCCTCTGTCCAGTTGCGTCGAATAGACAATACTTGACCTGTGGTTTCTTCTACAGTTACAATGTAAGGACAGGCCACATTACCCTTATGCATCTTGTCTTCTTCAATTTCTAAATAGCAGTGTTGTTCTAGCAGCACATACTGTGGGTCGTTGTCAGAAGCAGGAGACAAGCCAAGAACGCTGTCCATCTTTTCTGCCATACCAGACAGATTGGGGATGCCAGCAGTAGGTAGCTCTACGTCTGCGTACATTCCTGCTTCTATTTGCCTAGCCAAATCCACAGGACTGCGATATATAACATGAGTGTAACGGTCTGCTCTACGAAGGTCAGTCGCATAGTAAGAAACATAAAACTGGTCAATAGGCACAAACTCGCTAACAGGGCGCTCAAGACTTGCATCATAATAAGTTT